GTTCATTATAATTCCGGCAGCAGCGGACACGCCGCGCATGGCTCCCCTGAACAGGCGCAGTGGCGCTCCGGCCACCACCTTAAGAGCATTACCAGCCATACCTGCACTGGCACGAAGTGAGGCAAGCGGCCCGGACAGCAGGCTAACGCGTCCGCCCGTATCGCGCAGCCCCCGACGCAGCAGATTAAGGGGGGCGCTTCCCAGCCAGCCAAGCATACTGCCCGCCCGTGACGCTGCTGTAGCAATCCCCGGCAGCGCCTTAATACCCAGCACGCTGCAGCTCAGGCGCAGCAGTGCCAGCGGGCCAAGAATGGCCGCTGCCGCCAGTGAAAGCGCACCCACTGCGGTAACAGCGATGGCGAAACCTGCCGCCATCCTGAACAGTGCCGCCGTCAGCTGCGGATGCTGCTTCACAAAATTACCCAAGGCGCTGGCAAGGTCGCCCAGCCAGTCAACCAGCCGTTTGAGGTCAGGGGCAACGGTGGCACCGATTGCGGCCAGGGCATTCGTGAATGAACCGCCCGCCGCATCCCAGCGGTTTGCCAGCGTTTTAAGTGAGGCGTCCACTCGTTCACGCAGTGATGCCTGATTCTCAAGTTTCGCGGCTGTTTCCCTGTACCCTTCTATCCCCTTGCTGATCATGATGTTCAGCGCCTGCAGGGTTTCGGCGTCGTCACCAAAAAGGGTATTCAGCACCGACTGTCGCTTGCCGTCGTCGGTAATTTTCTTCAGCTTCGCCAGCTGCGTATACAGGTTTTCAAGCCCGGCAAACTGACCTTTTTTATTCTGAAAATTCAACGTGATTCCGGTGCCCGCCAGCGCGTCGTTTGCCTTGCCAATTTTTTTGTTATTCAGCGTGGCCTGAAAAATCTTGCGGTAGGCATTGCCCGCTGACTCACCGGCCATACTCGCCTGATCAGCCATCACCAGCAGCGGCGCAAAGGTTTTCGCGGCGGTAATTCCCTTCTGATGGAGAATATCCATCGCGCTGCCGATTTTGGAAAATCCCTGCAGCATGTTGTCCGAATCGACGCCCGCATAAAATCCTTTCTGGATAATGTCGGTGAGCGCCATCATGTCCTTTTCGCTGGTCTGCGTGGCGTCCTGCAGCTTCGCCGCAAACTCCGCCGCATCGGTCGGGGCCATCTTCAGCTGCACGCCCAGATAGGCAGTTGCTTCCCCCAGCCCGCCGAGTATCGCCTGTGCAGTCATCCCCTGACGGCGAAGCATGGTCATCATGTTCTGAAAGTCTGCCGTGGTTCCGGGCAGTTTGTCGCCCAAGCTTACGGCCAGCCGGTTAATCTGCTCATACTCCGGCAGCACTTTTGCCCCCGGCCCCATCATGGACGCGGCCAGCTGCGTTGCGGCGTTCTCCGAGTCCGAATAGGCCCTTACAGGGGCCATCAGGGTAACGCCGGTCGTCACGCCGGTGGCAACCATGCCCGCCCCGTTACCGGCCAGCTTGTTACGCGTTTCGTTCAGTTTTTCATGACGCGCCCGGATGGCGGCCAGCTTCTGCTGACGTTCGCCCAGCTTTCGCAGTTCGGCCTGCTGTCGCTCAATCGCCCCTGTTGCCGCCTGTGCATCAGTACGCAGTTTGCGCTGCGCAGCACTCAGCTGCTTTGTGTCGATACCGGCGGCGCTAAGCGCCTCACGCTGGCGCTGCACTGACAGGCGCAGCCCGTTATAGGTCTGCTGCAGCTGGCTGGCGCGGCTCTTTGCCTGCTCAAGCAGCCTGGCCTGCTGCGCAGTCGGGCGATTCGTTGCGGCAAACTGCTGCGCCAGTGCGGCGGCCTCCTGCCGGGCACCGGCCAGATTTTTTTCAGTGATGGCAAGCTGGCTGCGCGTTTTGCGAAAGCCATCAATGCGGCCCGCCTGCTCGTTGAGGGATTTCAGGCCGTCTTTACTGGCCTTCAGCGCGGCGGCCAGCTCTTTCGAGCCGTCGCGCGCATTGCGGAAGGGGCGCGTGATTTTATCAACCGCGCTTAAAACCACCTGCAGACGCAGGTTTGTGTCACTCATCGTCACCGGCTCCGCTTCGCTGGATTGCTTTATGCCGCCACTCCAGCACGTCCGTCAGCGATTCCGCGTACATGACCGGCGGCGGCCAGTGAAAAACGGTAGCAATATCGGCTACCAGATCTTCAACCGTCAGGCCGTCGGGAAAGCTGACAGCGCCGACTTCGGCAACAAAAAAGAGACAACCTCAACGGACAGCGACAGCAAATCCGCCGGGTCCATTTCGTTGATTTCCTGCGCGGTCAGCGCCGGGCTGGTAACGCGGGGCAGCACAACCATCATGGCGTTTACGTCCATGTCCATCAGCGCCTGCAGGCGGGTGCCGCGCAGCGCGCCAGACTGCGGCTTGCGCACGGTGACGGAGGTGATTTCAGTTTTGCCTCGCAGGATCGGGGTGTCCAGCTCAACGGCTTTTTCATTAGGTGCCATTTTGTCTGTCATGATGCGATTCCATTAAAAAGAGAGATAAGCGGCAGGCGCGCGGCCTGCCGGTGTGATTACAGGCCCAGCGCGTTGCGGTGCGCTTCCATCAGGTCCTTACCATCCACGATGTGGATCATGTTCACGATGTCGATCTCGTAAACCACTTCGCCGTTGATGGTCAGCTTTGCGTAACTGTTAGTTGCGGACACTTTGGTGGTGCTGGATTCGCCAGTTTTCCATTCGCCGGAGTCCAGTTCCTTATAGCGTCCGCGCGTGACCAGCTCGACCGCCTGCACTTCGCCGGTATCGTCGCGCTGAATGGAGCCGGTAAAGCGCAGCTGGATGCCGTCCACGGTTTCGATGCCAAGCTGCTTAAACAGCAGGGCTTCAGTGCCGCCCACGGTGAATTCCGTATCCAGCGCGCCGTCGTCCAGGCCCATGTCGATGTCCACCGCACCGGCCATGCCGCCGCCGCGATACTTTTCAAACTTGCGGGTTACTTTCGGCAGCGTCACGGACTCAACCAGCCCCTGCCAGTTATTGCCTGCGTTGAACAGGTTCAGGTGCTTGAGTTTGCGGGGTAATGCCATCTTTCCGTCTCCTTATGCGCTGATGCGGCTACTGAAATCGACCAGATACTGGTCAGTGATGCGCTGACGCAGTAGCAGGTTTTCCAGCGGGGGCACCGGCGTGTAGTCGTAATCGATCAGCAGCTTGCCCGCCTTCAGCGTTTCCTTATCGTTCACGCTTTCATCCAGCCAGCAGTCAGCGCCAATCAGATAGCCCTGATTCACCAGGCTGCGCAGCTTCGCGCGGATGCCCTCGATGATGTCGCGGGCCAGTGACGGGTTCAGCGCACCGTCAACGGACCACATCTGCGCTTCTGCCATCGTGTCCATGAGCACCTGCGCGGTGCGGGTGTAGCACTCAAACTGAAACAGCGCGTCATCACTGAGGCAGCGGGAACCCCAGAAGCGGAAGCCGTCTTTGCGGATCAGTGTGGTGATGTCGTTCTGGTTCAGCAGGCCCGCATCGGTGGCCGGGTCCTGCAGGTCCCAGAAAACGTCTTTTGAAATGCCGGTGACACCGTTCACGCCAACGTTTGACAGGGACTTATGCCAGCCGGTCTGTTCGTCGATTTTGGCGCGCAGACCCAGCGCGCGGGCGGTGGCATAGGCCGTCGCATCCGCCTTCAGCACCGTGTCAAAGCTGATGAAGTCAGGCCAGATCAGCATCCCTTCGCGCTGGCTGAAGTTGGCACGGTAGGCAATCGCTTCCTCAACGCTTTTGCAGCCATACGCGGACAGGTAGGCAAAGCCGCGCAGGCTCTGCGCCACGCTCAGCAGCTCAGTGGCGACGGCTTTGGTGTCGTGGCCCGGCACGCCGAGAATACGGGGTTTGACGCCGCACACGGATTGCGCGGCCAGTAGCGCCTTCATGCCGGTGCGCTGGCCGTCAGTCACCCCGCCGATGATGTTGGCAGTGGTTTCCGCTTCGGTCTGTCCCTGCGGCACGCGCACAACGACGGTGACTGGCTTTGACTGGTCCGCGATGGCGTCCAGTGAGCGGGCCAGCGTGCCGGATTCCCCGGCCTTGCCGCTGGCGGTGAGTACGTCGGTTAACAGCACCGGGCGGTTAAGCGGGAAGGTGGCCGCGTCGGCGTCGTCGCCGGTGCAGACCAGCCCTACAATCGCGGTGCTGACGGTGGTGATGGTTCGGGTGCCCTCGTTGATTTCCTCAACGCGCACGCCGTGGTGATAATCCTGTGCCATGTGGCGGTTCTCCTGTGAAGGGGTCCCGCTATGGTGAAAGGTCGCGGACGCGGGCGCATCCTGATGGCGTTGTGTGGAAAATCACACAATGAAAAAAGGCCCGTTACGGGCCTGATGGTTACTGCGGTTTTGCGGGCCAGCTGATATCCGGTGCGCCTGACACGTCGGTGGCCTGCACCGCCTGAACGTACTTCATCCAGGCTGTAAGCGTGCCCTTGTCCGCATCGGTGATGATGCCTAACAGCAGCTGCGTCTGCCATGCCTGGGTGATGCCGTTTGCCTCGCTCACGCGCGCCGCCTTTTCGCTTGCCGCCGCGTCACGCCGCGACTGCTGCTGTGCATCGCTGTCGGTCACCCACTTTTCGCCATCCCACTTATCAAACGCGGTTGCGGGGGCCTGCGTCGTGGTGTCCGCCGGGTAGTCGCCCAGTGCTGTGATTTTTACCGGTGTGCCGCCGGATACCGGGTAAACCGTTTCGCCGCGATGGTCCGGCACGTTCAGCCAGCTGCCGTCCTGATACACGGCCACTGTGCCCGCCTGCGCGTCAGGCGGCGCGGTCAGGCAGGCGCAGGCGGGCAGGCCGACGCCCTGCGCCAGAAACTCCTGCACCGCGCCGGTAAACTCTCCGGTCAGCGCGTCATACCCGTACACCGTCAGCGTGCCGTCGGCTTTTGCCAGCCCGTTCCTGTCAAGCGTTGCCTTAGCCATTATGCAGCCCTCACAATGTAGTTAAACGCCACGTTTCGCGGACGGTTCTCTGCTGCCACCGGCACCACGCGCGAGGCGTCAAAATAGATTTTCTCGCCCATAGACTGCCCGTTTGATGCGTTGCCGACAGGAGGCCCGTCGGTAATAGCTGATCCGTCTGCATAAACGCCTTCATTTGCATTTTTGCCGTTGTTATAAAAGACTCCTTCCGACTTCCCGTTATAAGGCACGTCAAGCGACTGAACGCCGGTGATGTTTCGGATGGCATCACCCTGCGCGGCCAGCAGCGCACGCCCGCTGTCAGCACCGCGCCCGTCGTCCCAGCCACGAATGAATTCCCCGCGCAGGTCGGGCAGCTTCAGGGACGGATAGACCTTCGCCAGCGCCGGATAGGCGGAGGCGCTGAAGGATGCGCCGTTGCACTTCAGCCAGCCGGTCGGGGGCGTTGCCAGCGGCCACGGCTGCGGAATGCCTACCGGCAGGGCCGAACCGTCAGCGGCCAGCAGGTACTGCGGATGCGGATTCGCGGCGGCAAGGTGTGTGGCCAGCAGCTTGTCCGAATACTGGCGTACCTCCAGCACGCTGTCATCCACGTACTGACGCGTAGCCAGCACCACGGACGGGTCCACCTTCAGCGTTACGGCGTCGGTGCTGCTGACGATGATGATCATGCGCAGGCGCTGGGTGCGGCCGCTGCCCTCCTGCAGCTGCGGTTTGTAGGTTTCGGCGGTGTTGCACACGGCAATCAGCGTGCCGTCACCATCAAACAGCCCCATTTCCCGGATCCAGAATCCGCCCTCGTTTTCCGGGATAACCTGCTCTGCAATAATCTGGCTGCTGTTGGCCGCGTCCACGGTCAGCGAGTTAAGCGCGGCGCGTCGAACCTCGTTAACCAGCTTCGTCTGGCTGGCGTTAGGCGTCGGCAGCGTGCCGCCGCCGTCGCCCACGGCCATATGTGTGATGTTCAGTTTTGTGCCGAGCGACACGGCGTTGGCAATCTTTGCCGCGCCAGTGCTGGTCACGATGGCATAAAATTTTGTCATGGTCCTACTTCCATCAGGTCGATAACGTGAACCGCCGCGCCCGTGTAGCTCTGGCCGCCGACGGAGATAATGTCCGGTGTGT